TTTCCTTCTTAACAGGCCTACCATATGTTCCATTATTTGGAAGTGCAGTGTTTAGTACTTTAATAAATTGTTCGTACCATTCTTCGTTTGTAGAATCATTCCATACAATGGTCTGATCTTGAAGATTAATATTGTTACTATCAAACACTTCTTCTGAAGTTCTAACACTAGATATTTTTAGTAATCCATTTGCTGCTTGATTACGTTTAGGATTGTATGATATTAATCTTGCTAAACGTAGTACACTTTCTCGACGTTCTGCTAATTCTAAGTAATTTTCTCGAGCATTTAAATCAATGCGGAATGCAATATTTTGTCCTAGATATGCAATGAGATCAACTAGTGCAAGGTATTCACTAGATTCAACATAATCATTAAATTCTTCTGGATAATTATCTCTGAGATACGATATCATTGTTCGACGTAAGTTATCGAAATCATAGCTTTGAAAATCTGCATTACGGAAAGATTGGTATACCCTCTTCCAATCCTGTGTTTGCAATAATCTATTTTGTCTATCTGTTGAGGACATTTGTCGTTCCTTGTTTTATAACAATATTTAGCAGTTTTAATAAACCACGTATATAATTAACTTGTAAAAAATCCTGACTCTTCATCAAATTTAAACTGGAGTTTTTCTACAATTGAATAAGACAAATATACTAGTTCACACGCTACAACTATGCCGTTTTCATAACTATCAACTGTTACTTGGTTAACATTTACTCTAGGATCATAATTAACAATGTCAGAAACATCTTTAATTATTAAGTTTCGTATTTGATCAGTTAACGGTTCAAATAATACGTCCCAAACTACTGTGCCAAATGTAGGATCGCTTAATTTTTCGCCTTTTCGAATATGAAAATGATTAATAATATCTTGCTTTATTAACGATATGTCATATAATGTACTACTGCTACTAGCAGAATCTACTGTACTAAAGCCTTTATAAGTAGGCTTTTTTGTAGGTAAAGATTCTCTAGTATACCCAGTCTTTACTGTAATTTGCTTATATAATTTTTTTTCTAATGAGCTCATAATATATTATCCTGACTTTTTAAATGTATCGTTAATTGGCGGAAACGGCGGAGCTTCTACGTTTTCAGCAGGTTCTTTATTATCTGCTATTGTTAAATCTGGAGTAAGATCAACTGGCTTAATATGCTCATGATCTGCCCACGGTTCGTGTTCTGGAGTACGTTTGACATAAAATGCAAAATCTTCATCTTCAAATTCAACAGCTTCGTCAGCTTCTGTTGAACTAAGTGGCGCAGTACCTCCCCAACTAAACGAGTGGTTGCCTAGTATTTGGTTGTCTCCAGGTGCAAGATCAGCCCACGATGATCCTGCATCTGTTCCATTTACACTTTGTGTAGTAAGATTTTTTACATCCAACGTGCCGTTAATTTGTACCTTGTTATCAATCCAAACTTGATTAGACCCAAGTGTATGATCATCTGCTGCCTTTTCTGATATAGAATTGGCTTCTAGTATAGATTTTAAATCTACTTTTGTTTCCATGTTTGATCTAACAGTTGTTAGTTTATTACCTTCTACAAATAAATGCTGGGCACCGTTTACATACACAAACGAATCTTTTTCAATTCTAATATTAGACTCTTCTTCTACATGCATTTTATAATTTTTTGCTTGCTGTGTTGTAGTTTCAACTGAATGTAATTTTATATTCTTTTCAGCAACCATATTAATATTTTCTAGTGCAGTAAAGTTAATATCTCTATCTGCTGTGAAATTTATATCTGTTTCTGATCGTACACTAATACTATCTTTAGAATAAATGTCAATTTTTCCATTAGCAGTCATTTCGATCCAGCTATCGCCGCTTCCGTGTGCAATATAAATTAAATCTTCAGTATTGTGCATTACAATCTGATGTCCGGTTCTAGTTTGTATCCTTATTAATTCATTAGCAGGCAAAGTTGGGTCTCCTGAAACATCTCCAGTTTCAGTGTTTGCATAGTCTGGCGGTCCTTCTTTTGCAGACAGTCTACGATGCATACTTGTGTCGCCATCATCCATTACAAAACTTGATCCACCTAATCTATTATAAGGAGCATTAATTTGTGCATCTTGTGGGCCGTATCGGTGCTTTGGACCTGCTACATCGTGTGGGCCCGGAGTACTTATTCCAAAGACCATACTAGGCAATTCTCGTCTTGCACTAGATGTGTTAGTGCCGCGCACCCAGTCTTTATCTAATCCTGCTTTTATTAATCTTTCTTGGGCTAATGTGTTGACAGGTTTAGTAACCTTTGTCGGGTCTTTTCCTGCAGGATCTTCTTTTAGTTTATTATACTCGCCTACAGGTAATGCAGCACTAGGATCAAGATCATTAAGTGTAGTGCCAGCATTTCCTGGCATTGCAAAATTCATAGCAGTATCTTGAACACACGCTACCCAATATGCTTGGGAATAATCTCCTTCAGGCATTAATACAATTACCTGTGTTCCTATATCAGGAGGAACTGCCCAAAAGCCATAACTTTTTTGAGTAGAAGCATAATCTGATCCGCGTCCTAATCCTGTATACGGTGTTTGACCAGCAAAGGGGCTTGCATACTTGCATGCAATTTTTGTTGCAACGTTGCCGCCGTTAGTTTTTTTTAATATTTCAACTTCGACTCCACCCATATATGTAGTATCTAGATGATTTACAATCTTACCTAAATATACACCAGTAGTATTAGAACTACTAAGGCCTGCGGTTCTTTTGTAAGTTGACATACATTATTCCTTATATTTCGTCGCTGTTTGGCGCACTTGTAATTAGTTTGTTTCTAAGAGTGCCCATTGCCACGGCTGCTGTGCCGCCGCCTTTAATAAAGCTTATTACAGCACTTGCAACATTTTCAAGACTAAGATCTGCATTTCTTTTACGTGCTAGTTTTAAAGTTTGTTCAAACTTTCCTTTACTAAAATCATTTTCTACCATAATAACTTGATATATTCCACTAAACATACTAACAGGTAAAAACCCACCTAATGGATATTCTACATATCCATCATCTTGATTGTAATCTATAGGAGTTCTAAAGTTTAGCATAATATAAACTTCTCCATCCATAGGATTCATAGAACCATCTAGCGTCACAGGCAACAATGGAGAACTTGGTAGTCCTAAATAATTACCAATACCAACATCACATATAAAAAAGGGATCGCCGTGAATTTTTAAATCTACGCCAATCATATCATTTGATCCGTTTATTATCATATCGTTTAAAGACCTTGCAGTGCCTGTTGTAGGAGTATCTCCAGCAGCGCCGCCGCCGTTTGCTCCTTTACTAGCATCTGCTGTTTCGGAATTTTGGTCTTGTATTGGGTTGCTTCCTGGTCCCGGCGATCCTTGTGTCACTGGAACTTCTTCTGGGTCTTTTTTTGCAAATCCTAATGCGCCGCTTAGTATACTTGCCATTTGTGCTTGCGACCTAGAAGCTTGTACTCCGGTGTAAAACATCATATTAAATTTTAAGTCAAAATCAATAATATCTTTATTAACACCAGTGTATATGTAATTATACGCCTTTGGAGTCATTAATTGTTTTATTACATTTTTACTAAAGCTTGTTAGACTTGCACCTGGCGATGCTGAAAGATTTGACTCATCAACTTTATATGTTCTAACTCGATAAACATATACTTTAGGAGTGTCGCCTCGACCAAATGATCCAAATAATGTTCCAGTATTATAAGTTTGGGTTTCTATTCTAAACCAAGTTTTTCGTCCGGCTGCATCACCTTTTGATTTTGCCAAGTCTGAGCCTAAATCACTCGTAATTAATACTTCTTCTATTATGTCAGTAATTTTTGATTCAGCTGCAAAATTATAAGTCGGTGTAGTTACTGTAACAGTTTTGCCTCTATCGTATATGCTTCCACCGGCTGCGCCTGTTAGGTTTTCAGCGTTGCTAGGTAACTGGAATGGACTACCGCCGGCATATTTCCCGTCTCTGTTGATCTTTGAGATTCCAATTTGGTTAATATCAGTTTCTGCTTCTAGTTTAAGTTTATTACCAATCATTGAGCCTATATCAAATATACTAGTATTTGCAAATAGTGCTTCTGCTGCTTTAGTACCATTTGATCCTTGACCTGTACCGACTAGAGTATCGTATAATGAAGTTAGGCCACCGCCAATTGAGCTAATAGCAGCTCCGGCGCCGCCTGAGAGACTAGAAACAGCATCAACAACTCCTCCTAATGCACCTGCCATGCTAGAATTTGGGAACATAATTACATACTTGTTACCTTTAGAAGTCTGGCTTGCTCCTTCTTGGTTAGCTGTTAATTTATTCAGCTGTGAAGTAAGACTCTGCGCTCCTGTTTGCAATATAGTAGCAACATCGTCGCCAATAATCTGTACATCTGTTGGTATTTTAGCAATTTGATCTATATTTGGGCGCTCTGATGTAGGTACTGCTGTTACATTATACGTTGCTCCTGCGCCAGAAACATCCATATCTACTTGTACAAGCTGTATTGGAAAATGTCGTTGACTAAAGAAAGGAGATTTTACATTGCCATCGCCGTCGTACCCAATAAAGGCAATACTTAATAAAAACGGAGCTTCTAAATAATTTGGATGACCTGTTACTAACGATGCACTTCTTAAATTATGAAAAAACTGTCCCATCGAATATGGCTCAATAACTTTAAAAGTTATGCTTGTTGCATTAGAATGTCTAGAGTTAGTATTAGGTGCTACTGTGTTTTGAATCTTCACATCTTCAATAAAGAATTCTCGTTTTCCATCTAAGTCGTATAACGAAGGTATAGTTGGACCACCACCACCGCCACTTTTAATAATTTTTACTGCTGGCCCCATAGTTCTATAAGTTAACGGAAAATTTAATTCTATATTAGTTAAACACCCTAATGTAAATATAGGTGCGTAGCTTGCAAATTGATCTAGTTCGTTTCTAAAAGGAAATATATCTTTGCCAGCGTTTGCTGCAAGTCCTGCTAAACTTGGAGCCTGCAGAAATTGCAATGTTTGAGAAACTTTGCTGCTAGAATCGTTTACTGTGGCACGAGGCGTGTTACCTACTGCGCTAACGCCAGCATCACCTACTAAAATATTCTGAGAATCTTGTACGAATGGCATTTATACTCCTAATTGCCTAGCTAAGGCATCACCTTTTGGCAAATATATTTGTAATCCCGGAACAAGGTCGTTAACAGGATCTTTTAAAATTTCCATATTACGTTGTGCAAAAACCCACCATAGATTTTTAGTACCATACAAGTCATATGCTAGTAAATCTGGTCTATAAGCATATTGTGGTTGTACTACATACAAAATATCATCATCATCAGACGGTACTGAACGAATAGATAAGATATCTAAGTACGAGTCGCCTATAACCCTAGTATCAAACCAAGGACTATTACTTTCATATCTAATCATTATATAAATCCTTTGCCGCTAGCAATATAGCCGCCGCTAATAAATGTATCTAAGCTAAATTTAGTGATATTCTTTCTGCTGTACGTAGGCTGTACCTGTATATTAATATTACTTTTAACAGGAACCCAAGTTCCATTAGGTCCAACATCAGTTTGTATATAATCTACGTCACTAGGAAGATCAACAGTAAAATAAGTCACTGTAACCGGCACATCATTAAAAACATAGTCGCCGTATCCATTTAATTTCACAATTGGAGGCGGTGAACCTTGATTTGATGTTGCTCCATACGCCATTTTTGTAACACTACGCAAATAGTGAGTAGCTGCAATCCAATATTTTGCATCTTCGGCAGTTTCTACAAAAAATTCACCGACAATTGTTAATGCATTCACTTGACTGTTTTGATATGCAGGAAAGGGATAATTACTATGTGTAGGATGAAGAGCGTTATAGTTAGCTGTGTGTTCCATTGTTATTTGCGGAGTAAAAGGAAACATAAACCCGTCTGTTTCGAGCAAAGGTGCCATTACTTCACTGTTTTGGAAGTTTGCAGGTAACGATAAACGTACTCTCCAATCTAAATCTGTTTGAGACCCCCAATCAGCATTAACGAAATTTAAATCGTTTGCTGGTATTGCGCCAAGTGGCAATGTTCCTCGACGTGTTGCAGAAGGATCATAATTATTTGTTTTTGGGGAAGTGTTAGTTGAACTTCCGAATGGAATTTCGCTGCCGCCTAAGTTTTCATTACCGAATTTTGGATTTTCTGCCATTATTGTCTCCTATACATTATTTAGTTGACTTTATTAACAGAGTATATTATAATATATGTAAACCCGGGAGAAATAAAAACATTATGAGAAAAATAAACTATTTAAACAATAAAGACTTGCTAAAAGAAATTCACAAGTCTAAAGCAAAGTTTTCAAGCTTCGTAGACGATACGTATAATCAATTCGATATTATTCTACTAGATATTGATAAAGTAAACAGGTTAACTGTTACTGAAGCAAAACGAAATAAAGCAAAACGGCTAGGTGATGCTGATTATCATGCTAGAAAACTTGCAGGACAAAAAGTTAAACAAGCAGAGTGCGAAGTTGATTATAGGTCTATTACTAAAGAAGAGCTAATCTTCCGTGTAATGACATTTGATCACATTCCAGAAGAGCCTGGTCGCAAGAAAACACCTAAAACAATTGCAGACACTAAAGTAAAATTAAACTTTCCACCGTTTAAGCATTATAAGTTTGACGAAAATGACGAACTTATATGTGTAGGCAAGTCACACTGGCAGGGTGGACTAGAAAACGGTAACTTTAGCCTAAAACATGCTCGAGCAACTAACGAGTTAGCAAAAATGTGGTTAAAGCTTGTTGATCGTTATGCAACTCGAGGTAATGTACGTGGATACACGTATAATGACGAAATGAAAGGTCAAGCAATATTGCAACTTTCACAAATTGGCTTGCAGTTTGACGAATCTAAGTCAAATAACCCGTTTGCTTACTACACCGCAGCAGTTACTAACTCGTTTGTACGTGTTATTAACCTAGAAAAGCGTAATCAAAACATTAGAGACGATATTCTTGAAATGAACGATATGAATCCGTCACATACTAGACAACATGCTAGTGAATGGGAAGCAGCTCTTAAGCGAGAAGACAAATCATACGTTAAAAATCCTACTTCTAAAAAATAGTCGGTTGACTATACATCATAATTATTGTATACTATTAACACTAGTATGGAGAACACAACTTGTTTAAAAAAGCAGCAGTCTTTACAGACATACACTTTGGATTAAAAGGCAATAGTAAAGTTCACAACCAAGATTGTGAAAACTTTATTGATTGGTATATCGATCAAGCAAAAGCTGCCGGTTGCGAAACTGGTATATTTTGCGGTGACTGGCATCATAACAGAAATAGTTTAAATTTAACTACTATGGATGCTACTATTCGGAGTATGGAGAAGTTAGGTGCTGCATTTGAACAGTTCTTCTTCTTTGACGGCAATCACGACTTGTATTATAAAGACAAGCGTGACGTTAATAGTACAGCATTTGCTAAACACATTCCAGGTATTACATTTGTAGACGAAATTACTACAATTGAAGATGTAACTATCGTTCCTTGGCTTATTGGCGACGAGTGGAAGAAACTTAAAAAACTAAAAAGTAAATATATCTTTGGACATTTCGAGCTACCTAGCTTTTATATGAACGCTATGGTACAAATGCCCGATCACGGCGAGCTTAGTGCAAAAGACTTTGCTAATCAATCGTATGTGTTTAGTGGTCACTTCCACAAACGTCAGCAACAAGGTGTTGTACATTACTTAGGTAATGCATTTCCACATAACTATGCAGATGCATGGG